CACCACATAGCTCCAAAATATCTTTTCTACTCATTTCGTCCAAACAATCCTTACAGATGCATCCATCGCTTGAATCCCAATACATATCATCGGCATATATTGGATATCCACATAAAACACAGCGGAAAACTGCTCTTTCTTCATCTGCGTTTGGACACCTTGCGTCACAAGGATTTGAGCCACACTCTATACACATATTGTATCCTCTATCTTTCTTAAAATCGTATTGGCATTAATACCATGCCTGATTATGTAATGTTTAAGTTCATCCGGATATAGCAAGTTAATATATTCTTCCGGTACTTCCACCTTTGCCACTTCCATCTTTCTCAGGCAATACATATAAACCTCCTCGGCCTCTTCGTCTGTGATGTAGATACCTTGACTTTTAAGCTTATCTATATGCCTATGTAAGTTCTTCGGTATTTTTTCCAGACTCATAGTAATATCACTCCCAATACAATTCCTGTTACAACTAAAGCTGTATATCCCAGTATTTTTTTGAATAACATAATAAGTGCCTCTACTTCAGCTCTTGAATCTATAAGTTCTTCAAGTTCTCTTGCATCCACGAATGTATATTTACTCTTTGCTCTTCCCTTGAAAACATTTGCCACATTGATTTTCTGTTCCACTTTTTTATCCTCCAAAATTGTTTATCTATAATGCTTAAGTTACCAAACAAACACCATTTGTCCTGTATCCTCTTCAGTGTTTGTATGTCTTTTTAGTAACTCCTCCTGTTTCTTTCTCTTTTGCTCGTGATAGTGCTTTTCTCTCTCGCAATCACACTTCTCACCTGGATCCAAGTTACAACCGCACCTTGGACAACTGTAGAAATATGCCATTATAAGCCTCCTGCTTGTCAATCATTTATTTTTTTAAATGCCTATTGGTGCATATGTTTACACCTGGTTTGCCGGCTCGGACTGCTTTAGCTCCGAGCATATATACGGATTGTACTTCGGATTGTATTTGGATTCGGATTGGATTGGATTACGGACGCAATTGTTGTCATTTGCTGTCAATTGTCAGCAATTGACAGCGACTTGCAAAATAATGTAAATTTAGTGCTGTAAGTTCCACAACTCACCTTGCCAATGATACCGCCGGACTGTCCTTGCTTTCGCTCGGTCCAATTGCATCGCCAACTACCGGAGCCACTTCTTTTACAGCTTTTTATATATCCCTATCCTTTCGTCTAAATACTCTACCCGTTAAGAATCCTTTTAGATATAGCTATCTAACTCTTCCTCTATTTCGCTTGGTGCGTATTCTCCAATCAAAGAAATACAATTGTCATAGTCTTCAGAATCGGAGTAGAAATACATTCTCTTACCTTTTTTGTCTCTTTCCCAATTTGGAACATGTATACTAACTTCAACCTCACTTGTGTGTGGATGCCAGTTAAAGAACACCTCAACTATGCCTTTTTTATTTACCTCCACGCACTTATCAAAAATCCTCTTTATTGTGTCTATTTGCTTATCATCTAACATCATATTTTCTTCCTCACATGTGCCAGTGCCTCTTCCTTTGATATCCAGAAGTACAAATCTGTTGAACTAGTCTTAAATCTGTCTGCTTCAAAGTCTTCATCATAGACATATTCTTTTTCAGTTAAGATGTAGTCTCTGAATTTAAGTGTAGCTTCAACTAGGATGCAGTTATCTTTCAGTCTTTCTATAGACTCAATATGCAGTGCCTCAGCTCTACACCTTCTTGTAGTTCCTGAATTTCCGTCCGCCCAAGCAGGGATAAATACTTCCACTAAGCACTCATTGCCATTTCTGTCTTCTGCAAGTGTCCATCCTGTAAAGCTACCTTCTGTCGGACACACGGGATAAATACCAATAGTATTATCAAATTCAGCTGTAATAATGTTCGTATCCTGAAGGTTTGCCTCGGTTAAATTCGCCTGAACAAAACTTGCACCGTCCAGATCGGCACCCTCAAAGCTTGCTTCCGTCAAATTAGCAGACAAGAACAATGCGTCTTTGCAGTTAGTGTTATTGAAGTTAGCATCCCAAGCATTTGCGCATGAAAAGTCTGTATCTACTAAACTTGCACCTTCAAAGTCCACACCGACCAATATTGCGTCTATAAATTTAGTACCGTCAAGATACGCCCCTCTAAAGCTTGCTTGTGATAAGGCTCTGTCATCAAATGCTAATCCTTCCAGGTGCTCACCTGACAAGTCCGCCTGCTTTCCCTTCGTTGCACAACTCTTTACCCACAGCTCATGTTCATCTAAAATCTTATTTAATTCTTCCTGTTTCATATTGCCTCCTTAATCATTTTCCATCTGTATGTTGCAGGCCTTCGTCTTTGACTTGCAAATTCCGAAGTCTGCAGCTTTATTCTCTTCGCTACCCACTTGTCAAAGCCTGCTGTATCAAATATTATTGTCGAGTTTGGCTTTGACGGATCCACCTTTGTAGCAAAGTTCTGTTTCGGGTCTCTATAAGCTTCCATAAGCAAAGGTTGTGGAAAACCTAAGCTTTTAAGCTCTGACATTTTCATAATTGCTTTTGGATACTCCATAATTTTCTCCTAATCCGTTGCATACTTATCCCAAGTACTCTCATCAAAGAAATCCTTACCCATAAAAGACATCTTCCTATATATTTCACCCTGGCTGTGTGGTACTCTAAGTGCTGCACTTTTAGCGTCTCCACCGTTCTCCATTATTTCTTTGACAACTTTCAGCTCCTCTTTTGTCCACGGTAAGGTTCTTGATGTATAATTCTTCCAAGCTTCCTTATCGTATAAATCGGCACCCATAGTGATTATCTTTGCGGAAACTGATACGCTTTTGCGATTTAATCTCTCCGCAATCTTTACAATCTTAGTACCTGCAGCCTTAAGCTCTGAGAGTGTGGCTATTTCTTCTAAAGTCCAGCCCCTTCGCGGTGAGTAATCATTTTCTTCTTTCATAGCTTCTTCTCTTCTTTGAAAAACTTCTTACTTTGACATTTTGTATAATCCTTATAGCCTCTTCTAATGCCCTTACATCTTTACTCCAAACGCAATCCTTATCACTGCGATCTATCATGCTGTGGCAATGTTCCCAAAGGTCATTAAGCTGACTTATCACCTCTTCTTTTTTCATTTGTCTAAACCTGTATCTTCATGCTTTATACGTTTTCCCAACTCTTGCGCCACTATTGAAACTTGTTGAGCTGCCCACGCCTTAGTTAAACGCTCAATGTATCCGAGCAGTATCTTTTCTAGGGCTTCTTTGCTGCTTTCTTTTTCACCCATGTTTATATATCCTCCTATTTACTTTCCCTCTAATCTCTCCTACAATCTACTTACAGGCTCTGCCAAGCCGAGTAAAATGAAAGGAGGGATATGAGTATGACTAAAAATGATTTCAACAAAATTATTGAAGACGGATATACAAATGCAATTTCTAAATTTTCGGATCCTCAGTATGTTAAAGAATTTCTTAGTAAACATGCTGGCGGTGATAATAAGATATCAACCGAGAACCTAATTGCTGCGTCAATTCTTATGTCTGCTGAAATCACAAAAGAAATGATTATCAATTCACTAGAAAAAGTTGTCGTATTTGATGACTGATTTTTTCTGCGAAATCCTCAGTATTAGTTTCACCATCTAACCAAGGGTGAACTACATTTTTGACATTTCCAAAATTTTCAACCCTGATAGTAACCTCCAACGTTTCATCAGGGTTGGACTTTCTTAACTTTCTAACTGCTTCCACTATTCTCTCTATGTCAGAGATATGGCTTGTTACTATCTCTATCTTTATTGGATTCGTTATCATCTGCCCTCCTAACTTACCTTTTCTTCCACCTGCTTCCCTAAAAAGAGATTTACAAAGTACACTTGTCCTTTTCCTGTAACCTTTGTGGTCTTTGTAACTCTCACGCTTCCGTCAGGATTATTTATTGTGCTTTCCTTTACCTCAAACAGCCCCAATTCCATAGCCTTTTGTGTAGGTAAGTTCTTACTGCTACCGGTCTTCATTAAGAAGCTTCTTTGCCTTAGTTCCTCGAACAGCCTCTTTTGCCCTGTATCATAGCCATTCTGCTTTAAAAGCTTTGCAAGGTCTCCAACTAGGGTAGATGTGTCACTTGCGGATACCGACTCTGCAAAAAGGACTTTCGGTCTGCTCTCTTCTATCCTTTTAGCCTGTTCGGTGACTGTGATTTTCAAGTTTGAAAGCTCCTGCTCTGCTATCCTTAGCGCCCTCGCCATTATCTTCTCAGGGCTGTTATAGTCCTTCTCTACCTGAATAAAATACTGTCTGGCTTCTTTTCCCCTCTCAGTCCTTTGAATCATGCAGATTTCCTTTGCCATATCAAGCTTGATTAGGTGGTCTATCTGTTGCGTTTCATTGCCTTGAGCTGTCTTCCAATTTTGGAATACAGCCACATAATCTCCATTTTCAGAAAAACCATACTCGCACATTCGTTTGAACCATGTCGTATAGTTGCTTTGCACTTCCAACTGCTTGTGCAACTCTCTGCCACTTACCACAGGTTCTAAATTCTCGTTAACTTCTATCTTTACTAATATATCCATTTGTATCACCTCCCTCTTTTAATCAAATTAAATTTGATTTATTAGGCAAAAAAATATTGTCTAATGGCATGTTATAAAGCTCTGACAACTCTCTTATCCTCGAAATTTTCGGTTCTGTCTCACCCTTTTCCCAGTTTACAATAGTATTTTTTGAGACTTTAAGAGCCTTTGCCACATCTTCCTGCGTCATTCCAGCGTTCACTCTTGCTGCTGCTAAACTTATCTGTAAAATCTTTATCACTTCCTTTCCTAAGTCTTACCAGCATTATCATAAATCAAATTTAATTTGATGTCAATACTAAAATCAAATTTTTTTTTACTAATTGTTGACTTTAATCAAATTACATTATATTATGTACCTAGGAGGATAGATGTATGTCAGATGAACTACAAAAGAAGATATTCGCCAAAAACCTAAGGCATTATTTAGATAGAGAAAATAAAACACAGAAGGAAGTTGCTGACGCCATAGGTGTATCGCCACAAACTTTTAACACATGGCTACAAATGGTTGCTTTACCTAGAATGGGTAAAGTACAAGCCTTAGCCGATTACTTCGGAATAAATAAATCGGATTTACTGGAGGACAAGCCTGAACCTGAGCATGATAGCTCATATTATATAAATGAGGACGCTAAAGAGCTTGCTCAGTTCCTTTTTGAAAATCCTGAGTATAAGGTTCTTTTTGACGCCGCTAAAGATGTATCAGCGGACGACTTAGAAATGGTTAAAACGATTATAGATAAATTTAAAAAATAGGGGATATATGGGGAAACGCAAATTGACTAATGATAACTGCAGATACATCTATCTTCCTGGACTACCACCAAAAATCAAGGGTTTCGTCATGGAAGATGAGGGATACTATACAGTAGTATTAAACCCTACACTATCTGCGGATACTAACGCAAAGACAAAAAGACACGAGATTAAACACATACTAAGAGATGACTTTAATAACGATAATTGTGATAGCGTAGAAAAAGCTACACACAAATAATGTATATCCCAAGGAATTGTTGGATATAAAAAATAAATTTTAATACAAGGTAATAGAAATGAAGGAGGTGAAATGTCAAAACCTATTTCAAAAGAAGATGTAATATTAAATAAAAAAGATTCCATTAAAAAATTAAACAGCTTACTTGAGGGATATATTAACTCTCAAGATACTAACAACCTCAAAAAAGCAAACTTAATTTCATATTGGATAAAAGATTTTGTTAATTATATTTCTCAAGAAACTAAGTTTGACCCAACAAAACTGCTTTCCTACAAAAGAGGTTCAGTTATAAAGGTCAACTTAGGCTTTAACATAGGAGCAGAGTATGGAGGTTTACACTATGCAATAGTTCTGGACAAGGGCAACTTGCACCATTCACAAACTTTAACTATTGTACCTTTAAGGTCGTCTGATAATAGAACCATACACCCAAGGGATGTTGACTTAGGTTCAGAATTCCATAATCGACTTTATCAAAAGAATAACTCTCTAATTAAAGAAACATCCGCAAATATAGAAAAGGATGAGAATTTTTTAGAAGCGATGCTTAAAGTAATCGATAAATTAAAAGCTATGGATAGTGCCGATAGTACGTCTTATCTTGACGGTATGATATCCGAAATACGGAATAATATTCATTCTCATCAGGATTATTACAACCAACTTTTAAAACAGCAGGAAGAAATTAACCGCATGAAAAATGGAAGTGTTGCTAAAATTGAGCAAATCACTACTGTCAGCAAGCAAAGAATTTATATACCCAAAAATAAAAATGATTTGCTATACGGTATATCTTTTTCAAAGGAAGCAATGGAAAAGATAAATGATAAAATAAAAGAATTGTACATTTTTTAATTCTTGACTATAAGAGGTTTTTACACTATAATGTAGTAACCAAGTGAGGAAACTCATTTGAGATTGAGCCTATAGGGCATTATAGAAGATTGAATTTTATTGTGAAGACCTCGTATTCGTACGAGGTCTTTTACGTACTATAAATCAAAATAGTACGCATTTGGGTTTTAGCGATGATTATGCTATCCTAGAGATTTTTATATTAAAAAAACCACCCGGTACGCTAATACCAAGTGGCAAACATATACATTGTATAGCTGTTACGCTTACAGTATACGCCCTAGACAAGCTATATTGTACCACTGTAACAGCTGTTTGACAATGGCTGTTATTTTTATACCCAAAAGGAGGTACATATGGCAAAAGCTAAATATTCTAAGAGCAAAGACGGTTATTTCCGTGCGAAGGTATGGGACGGCACGTATAATGCAGACGGATCTAAGCATAGAATAAATTTGATTTCTAAAAAATCCAGTGCCGACTTAGAAAAGAAAGTAAATGAATTTAAAGATAAAGTATATAAAAGAGAATATGTAACCTCCAGCGACATATCGCTTTATGACTATGCTATAGAATGGCTTGATACATACAAGGTAAATCGCTCAAGAAATACATACCTTATGTACAGAAACATCATAGACAAGCATATAATCGACTTGTCAGATATCCCTTTACAGCACCTTACTCACGCAAGACTACAAAGCTTAATAAATGAAAGAGTGGATAGACCTCGAACCTGTCAACAACTTGCACTAACCTTAAAGCAAATTCTAAAATCCGCTTCAAAAGCTCAGCTAATACCAATAAATGTGGCACATACGCTTGTAGATGATTTGGAGTTGCCCTCATACAAGAGCAAAGAAAAGAGAGCTCTTACAGAACTTGAAATCAAAGCAATAAAGACCGCGCATTTTACCGACAGAGAAAAGTGCTTTATATATCTCTTATACGGTTGTGGCTTGAGAAGAGGCGAGGCCTTGGCACTTACTAAGTATGACATATCACTTGAAAAGTCAGAGATAAGCATAACAAAGTCAATGGCGTTTGATGTAAATAACTCTTATATAAAAGAAACTAAAACAGTCAGAGGGCAAAGAGCAGTGCCAATGCCTACATATCTAAAAGATTTTTTAAAAGATTATATAAAGAGTGTAGATAACTATCTAATTACTAAAGTGGATGGCACAGAAATGACTTTATCAAGCTTTGAAAAAATGTGGGAACAGATTATAAAGAAAATGAATATTGCTGCAGGCGGTACAGATACAATCAGGCTTATACACGGTCTTACTCCGCACATTTTCAGACATAACTACTGCACTCGTCTGTGCTATCAAGTGCCTGCTATATCTACAAAGATGATTGCAAAACTTTTAGGTGACACAGAGAAAATGGTTATAGATGTTTACAGTCATATTTTAGTAGATAAAGAGCAAGTAAATAACTCCATAGAGACTGCAATATCACTGTAAATTTCTTAGACATTTATTAGACATCTTGCTTTTAGACAAGCGATTTTAGACATTTTTAGACATCTATTTTATATTAAAACGACTCATTTTCAGCCATCACAGAAATTAAAAAACGGCTCAAAGCCTTGTAAATCAAAGCTTTGAGCCTTTTCACACTGATGAGACACCCGGGACTCGAACCCGGGACAACTTG